TCGAAAACAAGACGTTCCGATTCTTTTCACTGATGCTTATCGCCTTGTCGGCGACATCTGACGTCGAGTACGCCCTCGCGTCTGTATTGATTTTCTTATCGTTCATATATTTGTTGAAAACTCCGGAGGAGCGTAAGAAGACCGGCTTTATTTAATGTATAAGTATAGAGTAGAATGAAAGTTCATATCATCGGTGCAGGCCCTACAGGTATGACTGTGGCATGGGAAATACTCAGCACGACGCAACATCAAGTCATCATTTATGATAAAAAGCACAGCGCGGGTGGTTCGTGGTGGGAACCATCCACGGAATATCGCGATTTACATGCACATCGAATCGTTTTTGATCGAGCATTCACGAACACACAAAGTATGTTCGATGAAATGAATATTCGATGGAGTGATATATTCGAACCTATTAAATACGACTATGGATACATCCTCAAAAATTTATTATTCTCCGATTACCTTGCATTAACTTCACTCGCACTCAAAGTGCTCACGCTTCCGTGGCGGTATTCAAAGATGACACTCAAAGAAGCGCTCGGTGATTCCATGAGTTCGAACGGAAAGAAAATAATTCAGCGACTCACATTTCAGATCGACGGTGTTCCGTGGAACGTCATGACGGCGTATGAATTCGTCAAGAGTTTCGACCACGCGGGTCTCTCGAGCATGTGTACACAACGCGTATCGGGTCGTGTCATGTGTCATGCCATGGAAAAAGCACTCCTGAAAAAAGGTGCAAAGTTTGTGTTTAATAAGGAAATTGAAGACGTAGAATATCTCGAAGATGTCTATTTTGCAAAGTTTAAGGATGGAAGTCAAATTTCGGATGGTATACTCGTCATGTGTATCGACAACACACCCGCGATTAAACTCGTCAAAGAGAATTGGGGTCCCGATGCGAAGAAACAAATCACTGAGAGTACATACGGATGTATCAACGTTCTTCTTGATTATCCATATCCGGTTCAATTGGAAGATGATCTAAAAATAGCCGTCGAGACGCCGTGGAATTTACAACCCGTCGTGCTCTCGAATAAAACGACGATTTCGTGTGTCATATGCGATCTCACGGATGAAATCTTAAAAACTCAACCAAAGATTCTGATACGTGAAGTCATTCGTCAACTCGGTGTACCGTCACCGAAACATGCGCGCATAGGGTGGGGTTCGACATGGACAGGTGATCGATGGACGTTTAGTCAGTCGTCGGGTGTGTTGAGTGTACACGGCCAGGTGCCATTTTTTGGACAATGTAAGCGCGTCGCTTTGTGTGGCATGATGTCTCCGAGAAACACACCGTATTCGAGCATAGAGGCCGCGGTCGAGGTAGGACGGCAATTCTGTCACGAAACATTCGGCACGCGAAAACCTTTATGGCCACTCACGATAACGAGACTTATAGTTATTGTCTTATTACTATTATATGTTAGTCGAAGGGTCTATATACGAACCAATGTACGAACACAACGATAAGAAATACATTCGAATCGTCATGTCCGACTCGACCATGGCGATCATGCGTCGCATACAGGATTCGAAGTCGCACATGCTTCAGAACGTACGCATCGACGATCCGCTCGTCGGGAAGATTTTAACCATCAAGGTACCATTTCGTTACAGGAGGGTGATGTGTGAGGTAAAAGGAAAACCTATACAATCTCTCGTAACGAATGATGTCGTGAACATCGATGTTGAGTTTATGGGCGTATGGAACGTCGGTGGATATAGTGGATATTCATGGAAACTCAAATCTATTCAGTCACTTCCGTGACTTCGCCTTCCTCCGGTTCAGATTCCGACTCAGGCTCGGGCTCGGACTCTTTGAGAGGAATGTCAACATCCGTGAGTCCAGCTTCCTTGAAGCTTTGGAAGACACGGAGGGAACCTTCAAGGCGAAAGATTTCTTGGCGCATTTGGGTGATGGCTTCGATGATCTTTTGGATGTTTTCTTCAACGTTAAGGGTCGGCATTATACTGATATAAAGTTTGAAGTCTTTATATCACTATCATGGAGACAACTCTGACGAGAACGGGATATCTTGTGAGTGGGTGTGATTTGTCTCATATAAAAAAAGAGCTCACGGTAAGACCTATAGTCAATAATGACTTCGGATTTCCCCCACCGCCTTTTAAGGTATTTAAACCAGCTAAGAATGGAATCTGCGTTCCAAGATACTTTGGAACTGACGCACTTGGATCTCCACAACGAGATAAACGTCCGGAACCCACGAGATCGAATGCCACATTCACAGGGACCCTCAGAGACGCAACCCATCAAAACGCCGCACTTGCTGCGGCTCTTAAAGCGGGTCATGGAGTTCTCTCACTCCCATGCGGGTATGGCAAGACCACCGTATCCTTGGCGATAGCGTGTAAACTTGGCTACCGAACCATGATCATCGTACACAAACAATTTTTAGCAGATCAGTGGAAGGAACGAATCCAACAGTTTTGTCCGGGTGCCACGATCGGTGTCGTACAACAAGATAAGAAAGAAGTCGAGTGTGATTTTGTGATAGCCATGCTCCAGTCACTCGCACTCAAAGAGTATTCTTTTAGTGATTTTGAATCCATAGGAACGCTCATCGTTGACGAGGCACATCACATATGTGCGAAAGTATTCAGTCAGAGTTTATTTAAATTGTGTCCAAAACATATCTACGGTCTCTCCGCAACCCCGGAGAGAAAGGATGGTCTCACGAAAGTGCTCCATTGGTTCATGGGTCCAACGTTCTTCGCCGTCGAGCGAAAGAATCAGGATCAGGTCGATGTATTTCCGATAGAATATGAATGTGAAAACTACAAAAATCCACCACCGTGCACACGATTTGGAAAGTTATCTCTTCCGAATATGGTGACGATGGTGGTCGAAGATCGTCAACGAAATGTCATGCTCGTGAACCTTATTAAGAAAGCATCTGCGGGTACGAGACAACTTCTTGTATTGAGTGAACGACGGTGGCATTGTGAGTTCCTTCATCAGTGTTTTCCAAAGACATCGGGGTTGTACATGGGTGGTATGAAAGAAGTCGACCTCCAGGCGTCTTCAAAAAAGAAAATCATCTTCGCGACGTTCAGTCAGGCGCATGAAGGACTCGATATCCCAACCCTCGACACAGTCATCTTAGCGACACCAAAGTCAGACATTATTCAATCCATTGGTCGAATCATGCGAGAAACAAAAGGTAAGAAGAACAATCCACACATTTACGACATTCATGATAAATGGTCTATCATGACAGCCATGTACTATAAACGTATGAAGGTATACAGACAAGGAGGTTTCAACATTCCAAAGCATACGGTCAAGGAGGAAGAGCCCTCGGATTTCCCTCAGGGAAAGTGTCTGTTTTTATAATCTAGATATAAATTAAATGTCTGGAGCATTAGTTCAATTGGTATCCAAGGGTGCCCAAGATGTTTATTTGACGACTTCAGAAGGCACGTCATTTTTTAATTCAAAGTATTCGAGACATACGAACTTCTCACAAGCGCCAAAATTTATAAAACAGGTGACGAGTACCGATAATACAATCGTTATTCCGGTATATGGAGACATCATAAACGCTGTGTGGTTCGAAGGCACGGACTTATTGAATAAGTTTTTTGAATCGACGATTGATCTCTATATCGGTGGACAAAAGGTTGACTCGTACGGATATGACTACATTTCCGACATATGGCAAAATTATTTGGCCGATACGTACACCAAGTCTCAAGAGATTAACAACAAGTGTTCGACGACGAATCCAAACTTTTTACCACTTCATTTTTTCTTTTGTGATAACAGTTCATTCCTTCCTTTATTATCGCTTCAATATCATCAAGTCGAGATACGGATAAATTTCAAAACTCCAAATGTCTCTGGTATCATGTGTTACGGAAACTACATATTTCTCGACACGGACGAACGCAAGCGATTCACTGAAAAGCGCATGGATCTCATCGTGACGCAAGTACAAAACATAAAGAGACAGATCGTGTGTGATGACACTGAATATTACAAAGACATCGCAATTAACGCGAGAAATGACTACAACGATGCAAATACGGTATTACTTTCTTTACAATCCGCCAATCCTGTGAACCAGCCAGCGGTCGATGCACAACAAATCATTGTGAATTCGAAGTTGGAGATATATAACACTGCACAAGCCAAGGCAAACTCCGATAATACGAACAACGGTGGCTATAATGACATCGATATATCTCAATTCAATCACCCCGTCAAGTCTATCTTCTTTGGCTATGTCACGAGATCGGCACAAGTCGAAGCCGATCGACTCACGTTCACGACAGCCGATATTCATATTAATGGGACACCGTTACTCGAAAATATGTCACCATTGTACTTTCACATCGTTCAAAATTATAACCACACAAAGTACGGTATCATTCAATACGACGAAGATCAAGAATGCCCATTTTATACGAGATACTACGCGTATCACTTTTGCATGAATGCGTCTGAATATAAACCGACGGGGACGTGTAATTTCAGTCGACTAGACAATGCGAAACTCATCATGCGAGGTGCACAGAAAGGATACCTGCGAGCGGTAACTGAAGAATTGAGTATATACGCAATCAACTATAACATTCTACGTATCGATAAGGGTATGGCTGGAATTCTATTTGCAAATTAAAACAAATTCCAAACATGGAGCCTTGTAAAAAATTTTATTTACGCGTTATCTGTTATTGCTAACACGACAACACCCAAGATAAAGGCTAAAACTAGATAATTACATTCTGTTTCTTCTGGCCCTGTGGTTTCTCTTCGCGCCTGAGGTCGCCTGACCTCTGGCTGATGAACCACGGGCGGATCCTCCTCGAGTGGACAGTATCCTATCATCTATGATATACTCACAGATTAATTTCAGTTTTCTTCTTTCGTCTGGTCCTCTTGGGTTTTGACGTCGCAGACACGCTCACCTCTTTGACTTCACCACCGGTAGATTCTCCTGACACAGAGACGATATCGGACACATCATCATCGTCTTCAAACGTCGGTTCTGGTTCTCGCATCTTATTGATCGGTGTCGTATTCATCGGTGGAGGTGGTGGCATCATGATACCACCCATCAACTTAGAAATGTCGATACCCGGGCCTTGCATTTCGTACTGACCACCATCGTTCGGTGATTGTTCGCGCTGGGTATTAGTCGACGCCGTAGATTGTACCGCCTGAACCATGTTCTTCATGAGATCCGGGTTTTGCTTGAGCACGTCGTTCATGTTTGGTAAGGCAGCCTTCATCATGGAAGATGTCAAGTGGAACATCATCGCAGAACCACCGAGCATCATGATGAGCTTGACTTCGGGCGCAACGTTCACCTTGGTTCTGTATTTTACATACAGTTCTTCGAACACGTTATCGTAATCATCTTGGTTCTCCATAATGGATTCACTCCAGCCTTCGAGGTAAAGTTCGAAGGGGTTGTACCTCTTATTCAAAAATTCAAGCCCAGTGACACACGCGATCAACATGCGCTTACTGAACTTTACGGATTGCTCAACTTCAATACTGTACGTGACTCGCTTAACTTCCGTACGAAGTTCTTCAATCGACGAGTATGCATTGAGTCGCTTGTTCACATTAAAACCCTTCTTCTCGAGACGTGACAGTTTATTCAGGATGTCCGCCTTTTCCTCATCGACGGATGTGAATCCATTCGTCGGTCTTTCTTCGTGTTCTTGTTCGTAGCCTGGACCTTCATCCATATCATCGTCGTACATCATTGGTTCGTCTTCACCGTAGTCAATTTCTTGTGCTTCGTGTCTTTGCGGTGGTGCTTGTTTATTGGGATTCGCGAACGCGTCAATCTCTTCTTGTGCAAAAGCTTTGGGCTGGAAGCGTCGGGGTGGTGGACCGGATGCCGGTCGTCGGGGTTGTTGCATTCTGGGCGTGCTGATATGAATCTCATCCATGAGCGCCTGCTCATCTGCATCAAGTTTCATGATTGTTGCGGTTCCTCGATCGAGAACAATCTCTTCGTCCATCTACCCTTTAACTTGAAAGTATTAGAAATTCTTTAACGCACTTTACAAAAAAATATCAGTAAACTATAAATGTTCAAGCTCAATCTCAATGCCACGAATCGGGGTGCCATCAGGGCCGTCTTGATTATCATCGGTGCTATCTTTCTATTGACTCTGCTTAAGCCGCGCCGAAGCGGGTACCAGGCCAGACCCATCGTGATCAAGGCGAAGAATGAGAAGTCATTTTTCGATCTTGAACACAAGCTCGAATGTGTTGCGGGTCCCCAGTCGACGGCTGGGTATTACAGCCGATCCTTGACTCCAGGTGGCGTGTGTGGTGGTCAACAACTCGTTCGTGAACACGGCGAATATCAAATTGACGATGGAATCGGTGGTGTTTTAATCTAAGTGTATACTAGTATAAAATGGCACTTGTTACGGCGCCCACCCCGACGATTCCGGATACACAATATGAATTTCATACGATTACTGTCGATAGTGTTGGACAGGCCAGTGCAAATACGTTTACAGCGTTTCTGAACGTTCCTCTCCGAAATGTCGTGCAAGCGGCACTTCTCGGGGCACACATTCATACGACGAATACAACCGAACACGTGTATATTTCCATTTCCGAACTCAACTCTATATTTACAGACCGAGCCTCAAAAGATCCACCGCAATCTGTATCGTCACAACCCGGATTATCGATTCTCAGAAACTCATTCGCGAGTCTGATCACAGAGTCCAATGCGCACACTGGCGGGAATGATCTATTGGTTTTCAGGGCCAATTATCCCATCATCGCCCAATACATTGATCCTATTAACACAATCGACCGACTGAATGTGACGATTCTCGACCAAAATGGTGATACCATCGAGGATGGTGCCGTAGGTGATAATTTTTTGATTCTTCATTTTGTTTGCAGGAAACCGAATTTGCGGAGCTTTTAGGTAAAAATAACATCAAGGTAATATAAATGTCTTCTGGTATCGTTCAATTGATTGCGATTGGTGCGCAAGATGAACACATTATGGGTCAACCAGAGGTCTCGTTTTTTAATTCTTCTTTCAAGAGGCACTCCAACTTTTCACAATCTCTCGAGCAACAGACCATACAGGGAGCTGTGAATAGTAACTCTATGTCAACCATCCGTTTAGAAAAGACGGGTGATATGTTGGGACACATGTATTTTACGATTGACAATCACACAAAATCACTCGACTCTTTAAATTGGACGAGATTGATAGAAAGTGTAGAACTTTTAATCGGCGGTCACGTGATTGACACCCAAGATTCAATTTTTTGTGAAAAGATTGCAATCGATACTTTTGCGAACAATGTGTCCAAGTCATCGAACGGACCGCACCCGGGCTTGAGCTCTCGCTCGTATTTTTACCCGTTGCGCTTTTTCTTTTGCGAACACCCTCAAAGTGTGATCCCTTTGTGTGCGTTACAGTACCACAACGTCGAAGTTCGTATTCGTTGGGGACCAGACGCACATCTATACAACTGGGAAGCGTTTGCCAATTATTATTACTTGGATAACGAGGAACGTGCCACCATGGCTTCACGAAGTCACAATATTCTTATTCATCAAGTTCAAAAGAACATTCCCTCCGGTGAATTGATTCAAGAACTCAGTTTCAATCACCCAGTCAAATACATTGCGTGCTCGAATACGAGTTATACAAGTGCGCTCACATCAGATTCAAATAAAGTGAAAATAAGCATCAATGGTACGGATATTGGTATATATAAATGGGCGAGACCCCATTACATTGATGTGTCGTCATTTTATCATACAAATTACGTGACATCGCCCGATATCTTCTTACATTGTTTCTGTCTCACGACGAGTCTCCTACAACCCACAGGAACGCTCAATTTTAGTCGCCTTGATTCAGCGATGATACACAGTGAAACCTTACCAATAAACGACCCAATTTACGCGGTAAATTACAACATCCTCAGA